GCTCCATATGCCGTATTGCAAGGGCACGGTAGATGGCTTCTTCGGCTCCATCTTTAAGCTTACCAGCTGTGGTTTGAACTGGTGTCCAAGTCCTCTTTCTATTGAGTAATTTTGCATAAGGGTCTTTCATTCTTGACAATCGCAGGGTAATTCATCTTTTTGTAAAATGTCCTGCAAGTATTCACTAACGTCCTCATCTCCTAATGCAGCGTAAGCACTAGTTTTATCTTGTACGTCAGCCATTACTTGAAGGCTGTAAT